TCATGCTACACCTGCCTTTTCTGCATTGGCTTTGGTTATGGGCCGCCAAGTAAAATCACCTTCACTTACCGGCGTTTCATGCTCTTTGCATTCACAGTCGATACCTTTCTTATCGTCTGCAACCGGTAGCCAGTAACTGCGAACTACGCTACTGTGGTTATCTTCTATGGCATCTGTCATGCCGAACTGCTTAATAACAAACGCTGCCTCCACAGCGCTGCAGCGCTTGCCTGATTTAGACACAGATAAGTGATACTCCGGCCCAATGGTTTTGTCCGGTACTTCCACAGCACTGATTGCTGACAGCTTGTATTGCGGGTGGTACCAGGCGCAGTGTGCATAACCAGTATCAAGGCATTCACCGTGGCGGATCCATGCCGTGCTAATTGGTTCTTTTGGGCTGATTATTGAAACAATCCCAGTTTTCATGCTGCACCTGCCTTTTGCTGATACTTCTCAAACCAAAAAACTACCGGTTTTTGCACTTCTTGAATTAATCCAAACCGTTCTGCTGTTCGGAAATTTACTGACGATTTCCGTCCGCGCTCCACTTGCTTTGATATTTCCATGCGGAATTCATCAACGCTAAACGTTGTCTTGAATAAGTTGCAAGGCACGCATGCGGGAAAATAGTTATCAAGTCTTTCGTTGTGTGGGCGCATTAATCCAGTTGGCGTGTCATAGCCGCGATAAATAGCCTCAACGTGGTCAGCATGCCACTTGCTACCCAGTTTGCAGCCGCAATAAGCGCACCGGCCGCCGAACATTGGTTTAAGCGCTTCGCGCTGCTTCTTAGTTAGTGGCATGCTGCACCTGCCTTAGCTTCTGCTCTTAGTTCTGCCAGATAGCCAGCTGGCCACCAAAGAGTAAGCCCTTTGTGAATTGGGAATCGAAGTACAACACCAGCCTTAGAAAGCTTATGCAATTCACGTAAAAGCACCTTTCTATCTATACCGGCTTTATGCGCTGCACAAGAGTTTGATACTCCATTGTGCCGGCCGAAAATCTCATCAGAATCGCAGTGAGTTTCTAATGCAAAACGCTTAGTGCTGTCTAAAATTGCTGCTTTTAATATTGCTAATGCGTCCATACATCACCCCACATGCGGCAGCAGAGGCGGCAGTTTGCCGGTGCGCTGCGCTTCGTTGATTTCAGGTAACAGGCGCTGGCCAACGGTTTCACCGCCGGGCAGTACCAGATGCGCCATAAACTCTTCGTCGAATGTTGTAATGCCGGCTTCAACTGCTTCAAGTTTGGCCTTAACTACCAATGCCAGTGCGCGGTACCGCTGGCGGCAGGCTTGATCCCACTCTTTAAGTGCAACCGATTCCGTTCTGGCTCTGCCTGTTTCGCTTTTCCAAAACTGCTTATCGGCTTTATCTGGCAGCGGCACGACAATGCGCACCTGCCGGCCGCCCATAACAAACCCGACAGCAACGCTGCCAGGCTTGGTGCCATACATGAACTGGTCGGCGCCGTATTTGGTTAACGTGCGCTCAATTTCCATAACGCTTTGGCTGGTGCCAACTGCTGTTTTTTCTGCGTAGGCCATTAGTTGCCTACCTTAGCCTGTTGGCGTAGCTGGTCTTTAAACATATCCAAGCAAGCCAGGTAGGTATCAAAGTTCACGCCCTCTTGCGGGAACATCATTTCTATAAAAGCATCGAATGAATCAACAACCTCCACGTTATGTTCTGCTAAGCATTGGGCTGGTGTTTCATTCAAAACATCATTTGCAAAACTAACTGCCTCAATATCTAAAAGCTCATCGTCTGCAAAAAACTTAAGGGCTTTACGAAGCCTGCTAACCTGCGCCTGTAGCCCAGAATTCTTCCGCGTTAAATCGGCTATGCGCTCGGATAAGACGGCGTTGCTTTCCTGCGGGTTTTTATCGTCCAGCAAAACAAACTGCTCGTCGGCGGGGATGCTGTACAGGTACCAATCGTCGGCGCCCTCGTATTCAACCCACATCACGCCGGTGTCATCTTCATCAATTTGGCAGCTGTCCGGGTCTGCAATTACGCCAATTTGCATAACGCTGTGGCCTAAGCCGTTAAGCTCGGTGGTTACAGCAACGCGGCATTCAATCAGCGCATTCAGGCCAAACTGATCAATGGCCTGCTGGCCGGTAAGTATTTGTGGGGTTTTCATGCTGCTGCTCCGGCTTCTCTGTGGTCATTAATCAAAGCTTTAACGTGCTGTGAAACGGCTAGTGTTGTTGAGCCTGGCGCTAAAATCATTTTGTTAGCTGATTCACAAAGCCTTTCAAATAGCTCCGTGGTATAAACTTGCTGGTATTGCTCTGCGGTAATAGCGCAATGCACAATCTGAGTTACTTCAACTGGCCATTTGTGAGCTGGTTCAGCTTCAGGACTTTCAGCCTTTTCATTCTCTGAAATGTATTTTGCAATTGCTGCAGTGGCCTCGTCCCAATTGGTGTATTGGCCGATCAATACTCTTTTGGCGCCGCGATTTTCTATGGGAGCATAAGCATCAAGAAGTGGGTAATACTGACACTTCTTAGCCACCATTTTTGCCGGCATTTCAATAATTGGCCGGTTCTGGTCCCGGTGTTCGGTTTTCAGAATCCATAGGCTTGAACAGCCCATGTACCATTGACCGGCAGCGCGCTTACCTTCCATGCTTTGCATTTCTTCTGGTATGCCCAATAAACCATAATGATCAGCGGGGTTAAGGCTTCGCCCATTAAGGTCGGTATCTTTAACTTTTTCAGCTACCGCAGTGGGCTGTTCAGGTTCTTGCGCTTGCTCTTGCTGTGATTCGTTTTTGGTAACCAGGGCTGGTTCATCGTGAGCCAGAATAGCTGCTTTTATCTGTTTGGTACTGTAGATGTCACACTTGCCGAACATGCCATCAAGCTGCAGCATTAGCGCAAGGTGATCTCCATCAAAGCTAATTTTCCCGCTAGCCAGTTGGTCTGCTATTTGTTCGCTGGTAAATTCAACCACTGGAATTTGAAGCGGCAACTCTGGCTCCGGTTGCTGTTCACTTTCAGTATTCAATTCCGTTTGAGCCTTAATTTCACCTGATTCTGCGATACAAGGCAGTTGTAAAGCATCCGTTGACAACTCAGCTTCCGGTAACTTACAAGCATTGCTTAAAGGTTCGCCGGGGTGTGCATTATCTACCCGGTGTTCTAACGTGGCGCTGACATAATGCTGGGCCAGTTCGCTGGCGCGTTGCTCGATCATGCTGATAATGGCGTTGGCCTGGGCAAGCAGTGTATCGCGCTCGATGTACTGCATTGGCTGGCCGCGCCATTCTTTATCGAATACGCAAATGGCCACGGCAAAACCGGCGCTGCTGGCTTTGTCTTTGTCGCTGGCGGGTATAAACCACTGCGGCAAGTCGAAGCTGATGCGTCCGCGCACGAAAGCAATGTGATCCGCTTCTTCCGGCCACCACACTTCGCTGGTGGCAGATTTAAGCAGCATGACAATACGGGCGCCTTTTTCTCGCTCAGCCATTACTTTTGCCATGATGTTTCGCATGCCGGTAATAGCCTGCTTGTCATCATCGTAAGCGCTGCGCGAATAGGGCGGGTTAGCGAATGCTTTGCCGCCGGCTAAATCGGCTGTCCAGTCTTGTACCAGTGCGTTATTTTCAGCGGTGTAAAACCGTGGGCATTTGCTGTTATCCGCATCGGTAAACAGGTCGATAATAAACGGGCCAAACACGGCGTTAATACCCCAGAACAAAGCTGGCGGGGTTTGCCATTGGTCGCCAACTTCGCTCAGCTTATGGGCTGGTTTGGCTTTAAGTTCTGCTAAAGCTTGGGTGTAGTGGTTCATGCCGCCACCTCCGGAACCTTGCCGTTAGTGGTTAGCACTTTAAAATCGACTACCCAAACCCACGGGTTAGAGGACCAGCTTTCAGGGCTGTTTATAGATTCCCATAGTTTCCTGAAGCCGCCTGCATACCAGTACTCAGTCCAGCCGTTTCCGCAATCATCTTCTCTGTCTAACTCTATGGGCTGACACCCTTCTGCAACAGCATCAGATTCGGTAATATCCTGCAACCGCTCAACACGCACATTGGTTATTTCCAGAATTATGCGGCATGCCCAGCGGGGCATGTGGATAGATGGGCGCCACCGGCAAACAGTTTCATCGTCAACAGTAGTGAACTCTGGCCGTGGCACGCCATCAGCAGCGTAAACACAAAACTCTGGCTTTTCGTATCCATCAGGATAGTCGCCGCCTTGGTCTATTAACGGGCCTTGGAAAGTCTCACGCACCCAAAGGCGCTGTCCTATGCGCCCGAATGGGCAAAGGGAGCGATACTCTTTGTTATAGTTATCCATGCACGTTTCAGCAGTCTCACCGAACAAACCAAACCCCCAGCGCGGATCACGCTGAGCAACAGAAATAAATCGAGTTCCATCATGGGTTTTATGCGGTAGTTGCCACTCAGGAACTAGGCGCCGCGTCTGAGTTTTCCGGCCCGCCAGAATTGCCTGCACCATGGCGGTGTTGAATAAAATTGGACGTTCTTTCATTGGGCCACCTCGCCAGCCTTAACGGCGTCATACAGCGCGATGGCGTGAACGATGGCATAGCAGCACCAGATATAGTGAAATCTGAATTTCTGTAAGCCACGATGGCCTTCCCAAAAATCCTCTAAATCCATACCACCAGCGTCTGACGCATCCCAGTTATTTATGCGCGCCACAACATCCCATTCAGATGCTTCACGGCTGTTCTTAAAGCCCTCAACCGCTTCAGTTGCCTGGGCTATTTTTTCCGCATCTTCTTCAACGTCTGGATCTAGCCCATCGATAAAATCTTCCAGGTATTCCATCAGCCGTTTATCGTAAGCAGAAAAGTCAGGCTCTGAAGTAATGGCTTCCGCTCCGGCAGGGCCAGCACCGGCCTGAACTTTCTCTTGCCAGTAGCCGGGGTTAATGTTGCTACCTTGGCCTCTGAAAAACTCAAACATATCGTTCGTGCGCTGAAACACATAACAACCCATATCACCGCTAATGCACAGGTAGCCTGGCCATGTTGTAATGTTGTAGTGGTAGGCGCTACTCTGTGGCTTTGCCACGCGAAAATTGCGGTAAACGCCATTATCAAGCAGAACAGTTAAATTATGCTCTGCAGTGTCTTTTTGGAAACGCTCTAATGTGCAAGTCATACCCCAACACTCCCCTGAACCGCCATTAACACGCTGCGCAGTTCGCTGGTCAGCAGGTATAAATCTGCTTCTAAACGGGCTTGTAAATCTTCATAGCCCATTTCGTCGTTTTTCGCGGTAATAGCATCGGCCCACTTAATGCCGGTAATGGCGCCATCGTCGCGCATGGTGAACGTGCACACTTCTGCTTTGCTCAGTTGCAGCTGGGTTACCAGCTTGTCCTGCAGGTGCGCCTGTACTTCATCATGCGTTAACAGGTGGTCTTTAAACGCGGCCTTGGCGCCTTCTTCGTCGGGGGCTTTTAATTGGGCGTTGTGGCCCAGCGTTAACTCAGCCGGCAGGCTTTTGTTTTGCAGCCATAACTGCAGCTGGCTGTTCAGCTTGTGGTTATCCAGCCATGGCAGAGCGGGCAGGGTGCCGATGGCTTTGCGCAGCAGGGCTAAAACATCCTCTGCTTTGCTGGCGCTGGCGGTATCAACAATAATTTGGTTACCGGCCATATCAATGTAAGCACGGGTAATGGTGCTGCGGCTGAACGCACGCGGTAGCAGGCTTAGCTGCAATTCTTCTTTAAGCTGCTGCTTTTCCTTGCGACTTAACGGCCGGCCTTTTTCTTGCTCGGCTGCTTCAATTTTTGGCAGCAGCTCTTCATTAATCACCGCGGCCGGCAGTAACTTTTGCGTGGTTTTAACCGCAACAACCAATACGCCGTTGAGCAGCTGCGTTACCAGCGGGTTAATGCTGGCATGCAGTGGCTGGCAAAAGCCGGTGTGTGCAAACTCCTGCGCGCTAAGTGGCCGGGTTTTAAATTCTGATAAAGCCTGTTCCAGCGTTTCAGCGGTTACAGGCAACGTGGCTGATAGGCGGTAAATACGGGCGTTTTTTATGTTCATCTTATTATCCTTAAATCAGTGCTGTTTGCAGCTCGTAGTTTTTACTGCTGTCGTACTTCTGCCAGCTTTTGCTCATGCGGGTTTTGCCGCCTTTGGCTTTGCGCTCTACCGGTGCTTTGATCATCACTACGCAGCGCTTTGCCCCCCCCTTAACGGCCATTTCAATAAACTGCTGGCAGGTTTCTGGTGTGGCGAACTCACCGCTTAAAATTACCGGCTTCATTTGCTGCATGTACTTTTCAGTGGCTGCGTTTAGCGCTTCCTGATATTCCTCGGGCGTTAGCTGGCGCAGTGCTGCGCCGCGGCCGGTGGTTTTAGGGGTTTTCTTGATGGCCATAGCGCGTGCCTTGGCCTGGTTAATGCCGAATACTGCAAACATGGTTATGCTCTCCGCTCTTGATGCAAACGTATAACGGCCAGGTCCATTTGCAGGGCTTCAATGGCGCGTTTTAATTCGGTGCTGTGTGGTGATAACAACAGGCTGCAATAACCCAGGGCGCGCTCTTTTGCGCTGATATCGTCAATTACAGGGTGATCCTGGCTGCTTTGCTCTTGCTCAAACTCGCTGGCCATTTGGTCAAAGTTAAAACCGCTAAGCACGGCGTTTTCTAGCGATTCGTCTATGTCCTCCACGTGACAACGAAGGACGTAAATCTCGCTGTTTGAATCAATATCAGCTCCAACCCATGCGCGGGATATGTCAGCAGATACAGCGACGGGCTGCTGCAACTTTTCGGTTATTTCCTGCAGAATTTGCTTGTCTGTCTCAAGCTGAAAAAAAGATGCGGCGGCATGCGCTGCAAGCTCTGCGGCTTGTTCATCGTCAGTCTCGCGTGCCGCCTGCTCTTTATCTGTTGCGCGATGCTTAATCAGAGCATCCAATTCTTGCTTGATAGCCTCGGTTATCTTGTCAGGGAAGTTAGCTGGTGAATCTTCCGAAACGAACTTCCTTCCTTGGGGAGTAATGTAAAAGCTTCCGCCAGTGTATTTTTTGGCTAAACCTAAATCAGCTAATTTATAAAGCGCCTTACGGACTGCGCCATGGCTGCCATTAGCTAACTTTGCTGTTTTATTAATGCCAACAGATTTAGATGCCTCAAACAGAATTAACAATACGCAGGCTATAAGGGTGGCCTCTGTGTATAGAAATTCTTCATCGCTGATATCTTTACTACACAGCTCTGCTTTATCTGCAACAGCTGGCGCTGTGGTGGTGGCTTCGGCAGGGGCCGTTGCGGCTGGCAGCAGGTGATCATAGCTTTCGTTTTTGGCTATGCACTGCAGCACGCGCTGGCCGTTCTCGGTAATTTTCAGAGCGTCTTTATCTGCTTTACGTATAAAGCCTACGTACTCGAGCTGGCGCACCATGTTGTCTACTAAGGCTTTTTCCAGCTTTAATTGTTTACTTAAGCCGTAAGCAGTGCCCACTGAACCAAGCGTGAGGTTGCGCAATATAGCAACGTGAGTTTTATTGAGTGTCATGGCATTAACCCTGTACTTGTATAACAGTGGTAACAGCAGCGTTTTGGTCGGCGTGCAGTTGTTCTGCAGCAACAGCGTTAACAAGGTTTAACCCGGCAGGGCTTAACCAATAACGGCCATCATGGCACTGCAGCAGGCCCAGCTGGCGTAGCTCATTTGCCAGAGCCGGGCCTTTGCCGGTTTCTTGAATGCCGTAAATTTCAAACTGCACCGGGTTAAAGGCCGGGTCGTCACCGGTTCGGCCAAATGCTTTGTGCCATTCATGCGCAACTGAAAGCCCGGCGCGCTGGCGCATGGTTAAGGTGTCGTACCGGTTAACCAGCTTCCAGCCGGTGGCTGCAGGCTGGATTGAAAGAGGTACTGCAGATGTGGCTTTTACCTGGCTGGCTGCCGCCAGTGTTAGTGCTGTTATACTCATGCGGCTTGCTCCTGCTGCTGTAAATGCGTAATGCGGCTGTTAATCATCAGCTGCACAAACTCGTGAACGCTTTTTAAACCACCCATGCTTTGCATCATCTGCATATCTTGCAGCGTGATGTTTTGCGCCAGGTACTGCAGTTCGGCTATTGCTTGATTACTCATGCTTGTCGGCCCTTACGTGATAAGTCGTAATCGCTGATCTGGCAGGTCCCGTCATCTTGCGGGCCGTCAACGCCAGCCAGGTGCGGAAACCGAATGAAATTAACCGCTGGCTGGCGAAATCTTTCGCTTGGCTGCCGGCGAATAAATATTCCTTCGCGTTCTTCGTTGCCGAAAAAGGTATATAGAATTTTTGCACCGGGCTTCAATTTGCTAGGTCTCATTCACTTAACCCCCAGCGTTATGGCTGCTACAAAAAGCACCAGAACCCAGACTGCAATGCCCCACACAAACAAGGTGCTTGCCTTTTTTGGATGGAGAATTGCATCACTGATGGAACGTTTCATAAATATCCCTCACAAGTAAAACTTGTATTATCATTACAAGTATTACTGGAAAATACAAGTAAAAACTGTAATAATTTCTCGTGAGGTCGATTGACGTTTATTTGAGAGGCTAGGCGCCGGCTTCAACAAGGTGCGGAGTTTCGATAAATGGATGATATTTGGCTTACATTGAGAATAATGCAGTAGAACTTTGGCTAAGAATGTGACAAATTCTGTCAACTAATAGGAGGGTGTATGGAAGTAACAAGTAGTACGCAAGGAATGCAGATTAATATTGCAAGTGGTTCTGTTGGAGTTACCAAGGACGAACCGCAAAAAGCCCAATCAACAAGCCAAACCCATACGGATACCGTATCCATCTCTGAAGAAGCAAAGCGGCTGCTTGACGACGAAGCTAAATCAGCAAGTGAGTTGGATAATGGCGGCGGGACAGAGCCGCCGTTAATCGGCGCTCAGAGCGACAACGACTCGAGCAAGCTGTTCAACGGCGGTGGCACAGAGCCTCCGAAGTGAGGCTAACATGGAATTGCTAGAATATTTAGATAGGGCTATCACGATCACAGCCTTAGTTGCGCTGTGCTTGTCTCTGCTAACCATTAATAAACTGCCTTCAGTTTTTTTTGCTGGATGCGGCTTTCTTCTGGTGCAGCTGACAAGTTATTTCATGATAGTTTTCGTCCGTGATCTTGGTAAGTTTGTACCTGAACATGCTGATTTAGTTCGCGTCGTTTGGTACTTTGGCTTTGCCTTTTTTAACTTACTTTATGTTGTGGTGATATATCGAATTCACCGAGCAATGCAGGCGCGGTTTGATTTCGGAGCGAGATTCATATGTAGCAGCATGTTCTGTTTGGCAATAATTCAAGTATTGAGGTTTACGGACAGGCACCTGGAAATCAATGTATTAGGTGAGTTTTATAAATATTCCATCCCGGCCATTAACGTGGCCTGTGTAACGGTTCTGGTCGGCGGTTTGGTTCTGGCTTCACTGTCAACGAGAGGCTTTACTGGTGTTAGGGAGCTAAGATGATTATAACTATTTTTTCATTGGGGCTATTGATACTGTTTTGCTATACATTCGCCACTGTTTTACGCAGCTACAAAAACGAACTCGACGGTAACAGCAGGGCAGCAGCAGCGGAAAAGGCAATGGCCGCACGATTTATCAAGAATGCAATGTCACAATACACCGCGCGGCACCGTACACCTTCGATGGATGCTTTAACGGAAATGGAAGAACTTATATCTGAGTCAGACGATCTCGTTGAGCAATACTGGCAGTTACTTAAGGCCAATCAGACTACTAATAATGATAATGTATCAATGATGCCCATAATGAAAAAGGCGCTTTAGGCGCCTTTTTTCTGAACATCATCTACGGCCGGCGTTTCACTCTCTCCTGGTTCCATCCCATATTCTTCCAGCAGTTTTGTATAAAACAGATCGCCTATAATGTTGAGGCTCACATCAGGGCGCTTTACGCCAATCCAACCCATACTAACTGCCAATCTAAAGGCTTTGGTAATTGCAGCTAAGTGTTGGTTTTTAAATTCTTCTGTTTTTAGTGCATCCCGGACATCAATAGCAGAATCGGCAGACTCAGGACCGACACCGAACTGTAAATAGTTGGGAGTAGTATTCAGTTCGTTGGCTATTTTTCTCAGACGATTATGCCTCGGGACTGTTTTGCCCGATTCCCACTGCTGCACGCTCTGGCAAGTAACACCAACCAAGTCGCCAAGCCCTTCCTGACTTAAATCAAGCTGCTCACGTAGCGACTTTATGCGTTGACCAATCAAGTTATTTTCTTCCATTCTCAAATTGTACAAGCGTTTCTTTATGGTAGCATCACAAGAATAGCTTGTAAAACTAAGTTTTATGATCAAGAATAACTATAGGATACCAAGTTTAACTAGTAAGGCGTTTTAATGACTGAGCATGATACCAACACCGCCGGATCACTTCGACAGTTGCTACGACCGTTCTTGCCGCAAGCGAAGTTTGCTGAAAATATTGGGGTAACTCAGCAAACAATTTCGCTTTGGTTGAAAGCCGGCAAAGTTCCCCCTAACAAAGTAGGGCTCGTGAGCCTGAAAACCGGGTTGCCTAAACACACTCTAAATCCCGATTTCGCGGCCGGTGATGTTGGAGTTGAGCAGAATGCTTAGCCCACAAATCTCATATAGCGCCTGCAGCGCAAACTTTCTTTGCGACTTAAGCAATGGTTGGTTACTTGGCGGCAGCCTGGCGTGGATATTTTTAATCACACTGTTTTTTAAGCCCAAAGATGGGCTAAAGCGCGGCCCACTTGAAAAGCTGTTTTCACTGGTGTTTGTCACCGCTTTTTTATGGCTTGGCGCGTATGTGCCGTTTTTGTTTCTGGCGCTTGGCGCCTGGATAAGGTGGCTGTAATGGTGCTAAGTAAAGGCTACCCAGCAACCCGCCTGTCGGATAACAAATGCATTAGCCTTTGTGTTTCTGCATGTGCCGTGGCCGCACATTGCATTAGCTCAATTCCATCAATGGAAAAAAACATTTCATCTACCGTTAGTGACAGAGAGTGTAGCAGTTCTTGCGAATTCTCAGCTGCGAGGTCATCTGTAGCCACCGCTGCTGATTCCAGTAGTAGCTTAATTGCTGAGTACGCAGCGGCTGGTGTTTCGTGTCCATGTGTCCAGGCGCCTAACATGTCGTCAATTTTTACAATGGTTTGCTGTGCTCTGTTCAACGCGTGTTCCTTTCGGTTGTTTGTGCCTATTAATGGTAGTGCTTTTTCTAAAACAAGGCAATTAAAAGGTCATTTGCATTTTCTAAAAATTAACAAAGTAGCAGCATTGAGTAGTGTATTGGGTTGGTGTTCAGGTGGCAGCGTTGCGCTGGCGCTGGACAGATGGATGGAGTGGTTATGAGTAAACAACTTAGCGAGATAAACGCTGCTCTGCAAGGCTACCGCGTGTTGTTGTCGGCTTATATGAATCCAGGCCAAGCTAAATGGCGTAAAGCGGCAGAGCTGGTAACTCTTAGCTTTCAAATTGAGAAGCTGGCGCTAGATCTGGATGAAGGGGTTAAGCAAATAGCCGGCATAATTCATATTGCAGGTGCACAGCAAAAGCTACAGCAGGCTTACAACCTGGTAAATGAAGTATCGCAAGCCTGTGAAAATGATTTGTCTCTTGCTGTTGCTGGCTGTGAAGCCTTGAGAGACTTATCTAAATTTCAGAAATTACTTTCCGAATCCTTGGTTTAAACACAGACGCTTTAAAAGCCACCCCGGTTGTGGCGCCGGTGGAAACCGGCAGTTTTAGTAGTGTATTGGGTTGGTGTTTGTAAATGTGTGCTTGGGTTGAGCGCGGTGCGCCGGAACTGATCAGCCGGAAACACGCCGATATCAAACACCAACGCCAATGCGCTGCAGTAAGGCGCAGAAAAGCAACATGGGTGTTGTTTTGTGTTGACGCCGTGAAAGAACGGGCTGGCCTTTGCCTCTGGGGTTCTGGGGGATGCAACAAAGGCCAGCAGCTTAACAGGCGGATATTTTGCGCTAACGGATCTGCCGTCGCATTTGGAACAGCTCGTCTTTGTGTTTATAGCGAGAGTAGTGAGTTGCGGTCTTGAGAGCTGTTATACACAAAGCCGAAACGAACGCGACAACCATAGATAGGATTTTCAACGGATCAATATCAGCAGGTAAAAAGAACGCCATGAAAATAGCTGACCACAGCAACGAAAAGAAAGCCGGCCAAAGCTTAAAAACTGCCGCGAAAAGAAACCACCGCTTGCGGAAGATCAGAAGACTTTGCGAAGTTTTGGTTTTTGCTAACTGTTTTTTAGTGACTTTTATCACAGATGATACCGCGCTTTTGTTGTTGATTATTTTTCAGATAGTGCTGGCAGTTATTACCTGTCGGTTATTAAAGCACGAATATAGCAATTAAGTCTCGTTGCCTTATTCGACTGTTAATTGATGCAGTTACCAGCCGAATGCGGTGAAGCCTGTAGCCAGGCAGTGTGATAAGCGCGAAAGCGTGTCGTACCGGTTAAGGTGCGTTGGTTGGCATGATGCCGGCCGGATGGGCCAATTTGCCCTGGCGTGTAAGGCACACCCGACGGGGCAGCCAGTGGTAGCGTACTGGCCACCGCAGATAAATAAAAGCCCCGCTTGATGAGGGCGGGGCAGTACAACGGACATTTAAGGATGAATGTCATTTAAAAATATAGTGCGCCTGGTTGGTTTTGCAAGGCGCAAAAGAAAGCCCGCTGGATCAGAGCGGGCCGGTCATAAACTTAAAATAGGTAAGCAAATGACAGCCAATAATTTAGTTGATTTTAACGCTGTACGCAACAGGGGGCCGCATGTGATTGCCGATACTGATGATGGTTTTACGCGCACGGCCAATGCCATTCAGGATCAGCTTTGTCAGCTTGATATTTCTGGTAGCCAATTTCAGGTATTAAACGCCATTATTCGCAGCACCTACGGCTATAACAAAAAACAGGACAGGGTTACAAATACGTACCTGGTTGAGCTTACCGGCATAAGCGAAAAAGCCGTGCGTGATGCCTTGCAGGTACTAACCGACCGCAACATTATAACCTGCGAAAAAAGCGGCATTATGAAGTTGGTGGCCGTGAATAAGGTAGTAAGCGAATGGGTGATAAAGACCAGTAAAGCCGCGAATATGCGCAAGGGGGCGGAGCAAATGCACCGACGGAGCAAATGCACCAACAATACGGAGCAAATGCTCCAACAAGGTGGAGCAAATGCACCGGAAGAACGGAGCAAATGCACCAGCACCAAAGACAACCTACCAAAGACAACTAACCAAAGACAAAGTATTACGTCGCCGCCTTCGGACGACGACACCGCTTTAAAAAATGATGCGGCCATTCAAAAAGGTAAGAACTGGGGTACTGCTGAAGATTTGGATGTTGCCAACCAAATGGCTGCCATTTTGAAAACCACCCTGGGTGAACATTTCCGCCAGCCAGCCTTGGCAACCTGGGCTAACGAAATTCGGATAATGCGAACGCAAGAGCGGCGAGTTCCCCGGCATATGGTTTCGCTGTTTGCGCTGGCTCATACCGATAAATTTTGGAAAACCACCATTCACAGCCCGGCAGCGCTGCGCAAGAGCTGGGGCAAGCTGGCGGTAATGCATTCTGAGCGTAAAAACAGCGGCCTGAATAACTCGCAAACCGGAATTAGCCTTGGCGCCAATGGCCAACCGTTAACTGCTGCTGATATGGCCCAGCTGGCGCGTGAACATGGGGGGATGAACTGATGCTTAAAAATACACTGGCAGCACTGCCTAAAAGCATTCTGGACAAGGTAGATAAGCTGGCGCCACGTAAGGCGTTTGATCCGCAGCATTACGACGAATTTAAGCAGCGCGAAGAGCGGGCCGAGTTTCACCGCCAACAGGCGCAAATAGCGCGGGAGCGTAACGAGCGCTTTATACGCCACTTAATGGACCGCAGCGGCGTGCAGGAAATTTACCTTACTGCCACCCTGGAAAACTACGTAATTAGCCACGACGGCCAGCAAGCCGCAGTTGATAAATGCCGCCGTTACCTGGCCGAATTTGGCCAGATACTATCTAAGCGCAACATGATGTTTTGCGGCACTACCGGTACAGGTAAAAACCATATGGCCAGTGCCATTTGTAATGCCCTTATTGCCAGCGGGAAAAGCGCGGTAGTGGCCACTGCCCTTGAACTGCAGATGAAGATTCGCGCCGCCCGCCGCCATGACAGCCCGTTAACTGAAGATAAAGTGATCAGTAGCTTTGCTAGTTTTGACTTGCTTGTGTTGGATGAAATAGAGCTGGGCAGCACGCAGGACTATGACGGCAAGCTTATTAATACCGTAATTGATAAACGTGTTACGGGTGGTAAGGGCACCATTTTGCTAAGCAATTTGAGTGCTGAAGAGTTAATGGCTCACCTGGGCGAGCGCATTGTAAGCCGCCTGGTACCAAGCAATTATTTGGTGGAATGCAAATGGCCGGATTACAGAACCCGCCGCTAAACGGTGATTACAACCTGTGCACCCGCAGCCGCGAATAACAGGACTATGCCGCTGCTAAAACGCTGGCGCATTTTTGGTTGCATCAAAAACGTAACGGGCAAATGACGCGGCTGGATATTAACAAACGGCTGAACGAAATGAGCCAAACCCAGCGCGAACTGCACCGCCAGGCGCTTAACGATGCGATAGCACAATTAAAAGAAGGTAAAACCAATGCCGCATAAACAGGAAGTGCAATACCACATTCAGGAAGCCATTAACCACCTGCGTAAAGCTGGTGGCATTACGCTGCATGAAGCGCCAAAGGATCCGCAAACTGAATTTAGGCCGGCAGAGCTTGCGGGCAATGAATTGCTTGTTATTGCTGATCACCTTGAAAACGTTAAGGCCTTTGCTGCTAAACCGATAGTGATGGGGCCTTGATGAAAAGCGTAGCACTGGTGATATCTGACGCTGCTATTACACGCCACTCTGCTGATGTGGAAGTGGGTGAGCTGCGCGATCATAAATCTCCGATTGTGCTGCGCTTTCATAAAGCCCGTGATAAGGGCACCTGGTATCTGGTGCAATACAAACGCAGAGATAAAAAGCGGCACCGTTTAGGTTACTGGCCAGTGCTGAAGACCAAAGATGTGCAGAGCATTGTGCCTGACATGCTGAAAAAGCTGGGTACCGGTGCTGAGGTGCAAAGCAGCCAGTTTGTAACGGTAGGCCAGATGCTGCAATGGTATTTAGGCCGGATACAACGCGAAGCGGTTAAAAGTGCCAGCCGGCGTAAAGGGGTGGTTAGTGCGATTAAGCGCCACTTGCTGCCGCTATTGGGCTCTGTGGCTATTGCTGCACTGGATAAGGCGGTTATAGACGATAAGTTGATGTTACCGCTGCAAGCTGAAGGCCTGCAGCCCTCTACCATTCGGTTGTACTACTCGGTGCTTAAGCGTGCCTTTGCCAGTGCCAGTGAACTGGGGCTGGTTGCATTAAACCCTATGGCCGGGATGAAGTTTAGGGACCATATACAAAAACAGATTATACCCAAGCCGGGCAAGCTGCTGGTAAGTGACGCTGGCCGTGCACAGCACCTGATATCACCACTGCTTCAGCCTGTTAAAGGCTTGCTGCTGTTTATGCTGATGTTTGCTACCCGTATTGGTGAAACCCGCCAATTACGCTGGGAATATGTGGATTTCGACGCCAGGCAAATAACGATACCCGGCAAACTAACGAAAACCGGCGCGCCACACATTCTGCCCATTACAGATGATGCAAAACCCATACTGCAAGAGCTGATGCAGCTTTATACGGGCGCTTGGGTGTTCGGCCAGACTGATTGCCCCAGTGAAAGTGAAGCCGACAAGCTGATCCGCAACGCCAGCAAAGGCAAGTTCAGCGCACACGATTTACGAAAATTCGCCCGCAGCAGCTGGGCCACGATTGGTATTGATTACTGGGTATCAGAGCGTCTGCTTAACCACAAGCAAAAAGGACTGGATGCCGTGTACATAAAAGCGGATGCATTGGACGTTAAACATGCGGCATTAACGCAGTACCACCACTGGTTAAAAGAACGTTTTGCGTGCAGGCACCATGCAGGCATTGAGAATAATCAGGGTGCAGCGTAAGCCATATATTTAAAGGGCTGTAGCGTAATTGGGAGTTTTACAATATGGAAACCGCAGAAGGGGCTTTTAGTGAGATTTAGAACACTTTATTTAGCTGTTCGCTCTGCGCTTGGCTTGGGTTTTAATGAGCCTTCAGCGCCGATATCTTCATCCAGTCAAAGCGTGGTCCAGATGATGAATATAGCTTACGAAAACTGGCTTAGTTACTTTGCCGAGCACTGCCATATTCCTGAATCGCTTTGGGGTACTGATGGCGTGATCATGGCCAGACCCCGCTATGGCAAGTCAGTGCCTTATCTAAAAGGTATCGAGTATGGTTTTTATGTGCCGCCTTTATCAGAGTGGGGTGATTTATGCTAATCATCGGTATTGATCCCGACCTGAGCGCCAGCGGTGTTGCTGTAACTACTGACAGCCGGGTAATCGCAGAATTGAGCAAGGTTAAGCTATCTGGCCTCGTTGATTTTATGCACTTGCAGGCGGCGAAAGTTGAGGGCCGGATCCTGATAAAAATGGAAGACCCGAACTTGCTTAAGCCAACATTCCCCCGGGTGCTAAACAAGAAGCTTACCCAGGCGCAGCGCATTGCAACGATGCGCAAAATTAGCCAGGACGTAGGCAAAGTTAAAGCTGTGGCCACACTGATAATGGAGCTGCTTAAAGACGCGGGCTTTAACGTGCAGCCGTGCCGGCCTCTGACTGGTGGCCACAAAGCCCGCTGCAAGAAAGATGCGGCTTACTTTAATACGCTGACTGGCTGGAATGCCCGCAGCAATGAAGATTGCCGCGATGCGGCATTAATTGCTTTGTACGGGGTGTAAATGATACCAGGCACCCCGGAGTGGATGCACGGCGGTAATATCCTGCGGAAGAACCGGGAGCGTAAAGGCTACACGCAAGAGAGGGTGGCTGAAATGATGTGTATCTCATTACGCACATATCAGAGCTGGGAGTCCATGAAGACAGATCCGGATTTTGGCCATGTAATGGCAATTTGTGAATGTGTTTTTAAAATTGAATTGGTAGATGCAATTACCGTTGCGCGGGGTGCTGCAGTTGAAGATTAAAGAGCTTGATAAACTACTGGTTACCTGGGGCCGATTTTGGGCTGAGCGTGAAGCGCTACAGGGCTATGCCAGGACCAGCGTAACAGAGCGTTGCTGCCAGGTTATGCGCACGGGTATTTGGGCCAGCTCTGACAAACACCTGTTTAGCCACCAGGCCGATCAGCTTTATGTACCGCAGTGGGTAGCCAGCATAGACACCTGCGTTGCACAACTGGATGACGTTAATGTAAACCGCCGGCATTTGAGCCGCGAGTTACAACGCGCTGCAATTACACGGCGGTATATAAAGCAGCAGCAGTTAGTAGGGCTGCAGCGCGTGGCGTTAATGCACGCACAAGCGCAGTTATTGGCGTTGGTTTAGCAAATAATTTAAAAATATTTTCAAACCCGCAGTTTTCTGCGTGTTTTTTGCCTCTGAAATCAGCTACTTTTAGCTACAGTTGCACGAGCTGTAACTTCCATGTTTACTGATAAAGCGCATGCCACTTAACCCCAGCCACCCAGCTGGGGTTTTTTATTGGGTTAAACGATGAAAAACATAGCCGCCAAACTATCAGCGCTGGGCTTGTCTGCCGCAATGGTAGTGGCTGGTGTGTTTATTGCTCCGCACGAAAACAATACTACTGATCCGGCTAAGCTGGCCGTTCATGCGGATCCTATTGGTATACCAACAGCGTGTTATGGCAGCGTAAAGCCCGGCATGGTTGTTGGCCAGCAGAATACAGAAGACGAATGCGCTGAAATGTTTGCGGCTGATTTGCAAGAGCATGATCGGCAGTTACGGCAGGCCGTTAAAGTTGAACTGAGCGAGCCGGAATACGTTGCTTACTTATCTTTCCATTACAACGTTGGCGCCGCTAATTTTCGCAGCAGCACGCTGCTTAAGCACCTGAATGCAGGGAAACGCATTGATGCTTGTATCGAATTAACCCACGCCTGCAGTGAGAAGCGCGGCACCTGCAAAGGCTGGATTTATGCCGGTGATGAGCCTTGGCCTGGGTTGATAACACGCCGCGCCGACGAGCGCGATCTTTGTTTGAAAGGAGCTTTAACATATGAAAATTAGTTTATTTGGTGGCATTGCGTTAGCTGCCGCGCTGGCAATTGCTGCTGCAGGTTTTACTTTATTGGATGCCAAGCACGATGTTGCACTGGCTAAGGCTGAGGTGCAGACGCTTACCGGCACAGTTGCACTTAAACAAGAGCAGGTTGACGTACTGGCGCAAGCCATGACTACCACCAGCAAAATGGTGCAAGAAATTAAAAACGAACGGGCATTGGTGGTTAAGTTGCATCAAGAGCAGATGGCTGGTCAGCAGATTATTGCAGAGCAGTTGGCACTTAACCGGGCCCATGTTAATGAGCTGAGGCAATCAACTGATGAATACGTTAAAGCATGGTCTGCTAATCATATGCCTGGTGCTGCTGTGCAGCTGTACCACTACGCCCAATACACCGGTAATTACCCGGACGGTAGTGCAGAAGGTGCCGGTTTATCTAACACCACCGGAAAGCCTGCTAACCGATTGTTTGCCTCAAACCAGTTTTAACGTAGCAACCAACGCTGACGGCATCGACTACACCGTTTGGGTGCAGTCGTTGCTGCTCCGGTGCCACAACAATATACAGCTGATTAAGAAGTGGGCTGCCGAGAGCGGGAGTCAGTGATATGTCCAGCATAGTGATGACACGGCCAATGGAAAAGACAACTAACATAGCAACATACATTAGCGCTGTGGGCACTGCCTTGGGAGGTCTACTCACTTTGCCTAACATAGCTTTACTGCTGGGTGTGGTCGTCACTATTGCCCTGGGTTTAATACAGTGGCAAGTGTGGTATAGCCGCAAGCGGCACGAAGCAGAGCTGCATGCATGGGCTAAGGTGCAGCATGACTTGCGGGTCAGGCAGATGGAAGCTGCCTTGCTGCTTGGTCAAAACTTTGACGCACCGCCGCGACTGGTCAACCAGTTGGGGGCAGGGGACCCTGCGGATCCGACCTGAGCCAAGGGGGCGCGGAAAGCGCGGCGAAACACTTTTTTTCCGCATTTTAATGTGATCCACCACATGTGGTGCGATCTCCAGTATTCACGAGGGCTAGGCAGTTGTGCGAGTTGTACATTCCTGGCAATAAATCAGATAACAAGATGATCGCTATGGCATGGGTACATTGCACAACATTGATGATGCCTACGCCTGGTCAATCAGCCGAATTGCTGAGGCGTTTGGTTTAGACCGTCGCACGGTATCAGCAAGAATTAAAGAGGCTCATATCGAGCCGGCAGGAATACGAAAGGGCCACCCAACTTACTTGCTGAAAGATATTGGCCCGGCGTTGTTCGGTGATTCAGTAAATGATTTACCCCCTGCACTAATTAACCCAGCTCAGATGATGCCGAAAGACCGCAAAGACTGGTATCAGTCAGAGCGCGAGCGGCTAAAGCTTGAAGCTGAATTAAAAGAGTTGGTGCCAGCTGATGAAGTGGCCCGCGGATACGCCGACCTGGTTAAAGCCGTAGTTAACCCGCTGGATAGCCTCATAGACGAACTGGAATCAAAAGTAGGTTTGTCGGGTGATGCACTGGACAGAGTGCAGATAATTATCGATGGCCTGCGCGAAGAAATGTATTTAAACGCCATCCGTGGCGGTGCTGAATTAGACACGGACGAAAGCGACGATGATTAGCGCCGGTGATGCACAGCGCATTAAGCGCGATATTGCCAGCTTGCTAAAACCGCCTATCCGTATGTCGGTGTCTGACGCAGTTCAGGAATATGTGCGCGTTAAGTTGCCAAGCGGTAACTGGGGTAAGTGGGATTTAGAAACCACGCCGTACATGCGCGAACCGCTGGACATGCTAAGCAGCCGCAAGTATCGCGGTTTGATCTTTGTTGGCCCAGCCCGAACCGGCAAAAGCCAGGCACTGGTTGATGCGTTCTGTGGTTACGATGTTAAGTGCGACCCCAGCGACATGCTGATCGTGCAAATAACCAAGGAAAAAGCCGCCGAGTTCAGCAAAAAGCGCATCGGCCCAATGCTGGAAAACTCGCCAGAGCTGCAGCCGCTGTTAAGCCCACGCGGGCACGATAACAACCTGCACGATAAAGTACTGCGCGCTGGCAATTACCTTAAAATTGCCTGGCCGGCTAAATCGATATTCGCCAGCTCAGAATGGCGCAGGGTAATAATTACAGATTACGACCGCACAGCAACCCTGCTTGATGTTGAGGGCGAGGGCAGCGGGTTCGACTTAGCGCTTAAGCGCACCCAGTCATTCCGCAGCCGCGGTATGGCGGTGGCTGAAAGTAGCCCCGGCTATGAAATTAAAGATCCAGACTGGAAACCAAACCCAGCCCGGCCACACGAATTTCCGCCAACGGTTGGCATAGGCGCACTTTATAACCTGGGCGATCGCCGAGTGCTGTATTGGCCGTGCCCCAGCTGTGGCGAATTCTTCCCGGCAAACTGGGATTACCTGCGCTGGGACACCAACGAAACAGATATACGCAAAGCCAGCCGCACGGTTAGCTGTTATTGCCCACACTGTGGCGACAGCGAAATAACCCCGCAGGCCAAACACCCAATGATGATGAAATCGCGCTGGGTTCCTGAAAACTGCAGCATATCGGCAGATGGCGAATTAACCGGCACGCCGATAGACACTGATTTTATCAGCTACTGGATGCAAGGCCCGGCAGCCAGCTTTCAAAGCTGGGAACAGTTGGTATACAACTATCTGTCTGCAGTAAAAGATTTTGAATCAACCGGCAGCCAGGAAAAATTAAAAACCACAATTAACACCGATCAGGGCCAAGCGTACTGCTACCAAACATCGGACAAAAAGCGCAGCGCCGAACGGCTGGCAGAGCGGGCGGAAGATACCACCAAGCGCCACGTGCCAGAAGGTGTTGTATTTTTAACGGCGTGTGTCGATGTGCAGGCTGGTAAAGATCGGCGCTTTGTAGTGCAGGTACACGGCAATAACCAGCAAGAACGCTGGCTAATAGACCGCTACAATATCAGGCTATCAGCCCGGGTAAAAGATGCTAACGCAACCGATCCGGAACAGCGCTACTACCAGATAGACCCTGCCGGTTATCCGGAAGACTGGGACCAGCTAACCAAACTGATACTTGATCGTGGCTACCCGCTGGACGACAGTAGCGGCCGCGAAATGCACGTGCACATTATGGTGTGCGACCACGGCGGCGAAGATGGCGTATCAGACAACGCCTACAGCTACTACCGCAGGCTGCGCACAGAAAACCGCCACAGCAAACTAATGCTGGTTAAAGGTGGCAGCAAAGCCCAGGCTGAAATGGTAAAAATTAGCTACCCCGACAACACAAAACGGGCCGATCGCAAAGCCAATGCAAAAGGCGATGTGCCGCTGCACATACTGGCCACCAGTAAATTAAAAGACAACGTAAGCAATAAGCTGGAGCGAGACACCGCCGGCGCCGGTTTTGTGCATTTCCCTGCATGGCTGGGCAGTTGGTTTTACGAAGAGTTAACGGCAGAAAGCCGGGACGACCAAGGCCACTGGGAGCGCGCCAACAAAAAACGCCCTAACGAAGGCTGGGATCTTCTGTGTTACAACGAGGCCGCCCAGTACCAATTACAAACGCACAAGCCTAAATTCTGGTTATCCCCGCCGCGCTGGGCGCAGCCGTGGGATACAAACATAAACGTTTATCACCCCAGCGAAAGCAGCAGGGCGCCGGCCGCTAAAGCAGCGCAAGCCGCACCACGCCAGCGGCGGGTAAGGTACAGGTCATAATGTATAGCGAAGCACAGCTGGAAGAAATTAAAAAAGCCATGGCCAGCGGCCTTACTAAAGTTCGCCTTTCCAGTGGTGACGAACTGACATACCGGTCATTGGCCGAAATGAAAGAAGTTGTGCGCACCATAGAAAATAACCTCGGTAACAAAAAGCCCCGGCGTCGCATGGGCTATGCAATGCGCGTTAACAAAGGCCTTTAAAGCATGCCCGGAAGAAAATCAGTAATAGTTGGGCTTAACGGCCAGCCATTAATGTTAGGCAACAGCGCTTACGACGGCGCAAGCTACGGCCGCCGTATGGGCGGTGTATATGCACCTGGTAGTGGCATAAACACCTTGCTTAACGCTGCCCTTACCACATTGCGCAACCGCAGCCGTGCCGGGCACCGTAACATGCCATTGCTACGCAGCGGTATTGAGAAAAAAGTAACCAATGAAATAGGCATAGGCATAACGCCACGGGCCAAATGCGCTGATTTAAAGTTACGTAAAGAAATAAACAAACTGTGGGACGACAGCTGCTTTCAGTTCGATCCAGAGGGAAATTTAGACGTTTACGGCATGCAAGCCCAAATTTCACGCGCCCGCCGTATCAGTGGCGAGTGCTTTATCCGTGCGCGTTACCGCAGTTCGTCAGCCGATTTGCTGGTGCCCATTCAGTTTCAAGTTTTAGAGGCCGACTTTGTACCGCTGGATTACAACGATACCCTAAGCAACGGCAACCGCATTATTGCCGGTATCGAATTTAACCGCCGCAATCAGCGCGTGGCGTATTGGATGTACCGCGAACACCCGGGCGAAATGTACAACTACAATGCGTCACTGGCGAACCTGATCCGCGTACCAGCCAGCGAAGTGGCACACCATTTTAACCCAATGCACCCGGGGCAAATTCGCGGCGAGCCAGACTCCGCCGCCAGCTTGGTAAAAGCGCAAACATTCGACAGCTACGACGACGCCGAGTTAGTGCGCAAACAAACCCGCGCACCTTACACAGGTGCTATTTACCGTGAAGATTTTGACGCTACCGACTCTGAGCACTGGATGTTCGATCCAATTAGTGGTGCGCCAATGGAAGGTAAGGAAGCTTTCGGCAATGCACAGGTAGATGCTGGCACCATGTTGGAACTGCTGGCCGGTGAAAAAATTGAGCTATTTAAAGGCGACGATACTGGCAACGGATACGCCGACTTTATGCGCTGGCAGTCATTAATGCAGGCTGCGGGCATGGATATGCCTTATGAGCTACTAACCGGCGACTGGAAAGAAGTAAACGACAGGCTGGTACGGGCGATAATGAACGAGTTTCGCCGGCGTATACAAATGGACCAATGGCACCTGATGATCCCGCAAGTGCTGCGTTGGATGCGTTGGCACTGGTTAAACCGCGCAGTATTAGCTGGCCGCATAAACCTGCCGGGCTATGCCACTAAAATGAACGACTACCACCAGCACACCTGGTGCCCGCACGGCTGGCCATACATTAACCCGGTGCAAGATGTTAAAGCCAAAATCGATGCTATCGATTCCGATCTGGTCGCGCACGAGGATGTAGTGGCCGAAAGCGGCGACGACTTAACAGACATACAAGAGCGTAACAAGGTGGCCCGCAAAAATCGCGGTGAAAGACCAGTGCGGAAAACCCAAAAGGATGAAGACGATGAGTAATTACCAGATGATCGCCGCCGCCGCGCTTAATAAGCCACTGGCAATGGATCTGGGTTATGCCCGGGTGTTTTTTAGTGCGCTTGGCCTGCGCCTTGGTGCGCAATCACTGGTAGACGCCGAGGGCAAAGAAATTAGCCGCGACGGCATGAAACAGGTTGCTGAAAGCTATATTCACCCAGTTACCGGCGAATACCGCCATTACGATATTATTGATGGCATAGCAGTTTTGCCAATACATGGCGCCTTAGCTCACAAAACTGGTAATGTCAGGCCAAAATCTGGCTTGCAGGGTTACGACGGCATACAAGCCATGCTTGAACAAGCGTTAACTGATCCAGAAGTGAAAGGTATCTACCAAGATAACCATACCCCAGGCGGCACCGTATTCGGCGCCTTTGATACCGCCGATTTATTTCGCCGCGCAGATGCCATAAAACCAGTATGGGCTATCGCAAATGATATGAACTGCAGCGCCGGCCAGTTGCTGGCCGCTGGTGCTCGCCGTCGATTAGTTACACAAACCGGCACGGTTGGTAGCATAGGCGTAGTAGTAGCTCACGCCGATTATGAAAAGTATTTAGAGCAACAGGGCGTAAAAATAACCCTGCTGCACTCCGGCTCCCACAAAGTTGAGGGCAACCCATATCAGGCCTTGCCCAAAGACGTAGCCGCCCGCTGGCAGGCTGAAATTGATGCCACCCGCCAGCTTTTCGCCAGCAAAGTAGCTGACTTTACTGGAATGTCTCTGCAAGCCGTTTTAGACACAGATGCCGCCACTTATGACGGCGCCGCAGCTGTGCAAGTTGGCCTTGCCGATGAATTAGTAAACAGTGCCGATGGCATTGGCATGATGGCCGACTACTGCCGCAATCTCACTCGAACCATGACAATAGGAAACAAAACCATGTCAGTAGCTAACACCGCAGCAGCAGCTGCAACCACCACCGCTGCGCCGGCAGCGGCTACACAATCAGCAACAACAGAAACAGTATGTACAACCACTTCAGGTGCAGTTATTACTGAGCAGGTAACCGCTCAGGCACCCGAAGCCGCTGCCAGTGCCGACGTAGTAATTACGCTGTGCACCGATGCCGGTATGTCAGATCAAATTGCCAACATGGTAAAAGCCAAACTAACAGAAGCCGGTGTACAGGCACGCTTAGCCACTCTGGGCAGTGTGCGCGACACTCTGGCCGCTGCAAGCCTTGGCCACATGTTTGCTGAAGTATCTGCCAAACTGGATAACCCGGCTGCCATGTTGCAAGTAGCCCTAACGGCCGCCACCGCCCATGGTGAAGACCGTGAAGTAAACAGCAGCAAGCAGGTTAAAACCGAAGCGGCAGTAAAACAGCCAGACGCTACAATCGCCTATGCCGACCCAAGCCGCTTATAACAGCGGCTTTTTAATAACTGCCCCTAACGGGCTTAGTAACTACGCCCGCAGGGCAATGAGGAAAAAACCATGCCAAACGTACACGTGCAGCTGCCCCGCGCCGGGCAGTATATTAAATCTGAAGTTGGCTCAATCAGCCGCGATACTATTCAGTTTACAGAAGCTGTTTTTAAACCAGGCGAAGTATTTGGCGTTGTCGCTGGTAAAGCTGTAAAGCTGGACTTTGCCGCTGAAACTGGCGCAGAGCTGGCTAAAGGCATTACCTACGCCTATGTAGACGCCACCGAAGCCGATGTAAAAGGCGTGTATACCTCACGCTTAACTGAGGTAAATATGCAAGAGCTTATCTGGCCAGCAGCCGCAACAACCGGGCAAGTGGTTGGCGCAGTGTCTGAACTGGCTAAAACCCACATTGTGGTGCGCGGCTAACGCCGCCCCCTATAAAGACAACAACCCGCTTTTAGCGGGTTTTTTTATTTCAAAAATCCGCTAAATAAGGAATACACCATGAACTTAGCACAGTTCGCCGCAGATCCGCACTTTCAGGTAACCAGCCTGACAGCGGCAATAAACGAAGCACGCACCGCACCGTCATTACTAGCCAGTTTAGGCCTGTTTGAAGAGCGTGGAATTACAACAACTACCTTTGAGCTAGAATTCGACGGCCAGGTGTTAACACTGGTAATGCCTGGTGAGCGTGGCGAGTCAAAGCAAGGCCAGAAAAAAGCCAACCGTCGCAAGATCCCATTTCAAACGGTGCACCTCCCTGTACCAATGCATATCAAAGCCGACGAAATTCAAAACGTTCGCGCATTTGGTTCGCAAACTGAACAGCAGGCATTGCAAGCTGTAGTTAACGAGCACCTTACGCTGGCCCGTCAGCGCCTTGTTGCCACCCGTGAATTAATGCGCGCTGGTGCTATTACAGGCAAAGTGCTGGATGCAGAAGGTAATGTATTACTGGATATCTATGAGCGTTTTGGTATTACCCAAGCGCCGGTAGAGTTCGATCCTGCTGCTAAGAAAACCAAGGCAATGTTAACTGCAGCGAAAACGGCCTCTAAAAAGAATCTTGGCCAAGCAGTGGTAAATCGTTGGCTGTTAATGTGCGGTCCGGATTATTTTAATGCATACAGTGAAGCTGATGATGTTGTACGTGGCTTGCAAAACAAAAACGGCAATAGTAACGACCTGATCGACGATATGACCGACGGTCTTAACTTCCACAACGTTACTGCTTTTGCCTATGACGCTAGCGTAATTGGTGAAGACGGCGAAACAGAAATCGCATACGTGCCATCAGATGAAGCGTTTTTAATCCCAGTAACGCCAGGCTTGTTTATTGGTCGTAATGCCCCGGCAGATTACGTAGAAACAGTAGGCACTTTAGGCCTGCCGTTTTACGCTAAAACAGTTCTGGAGCCAATGGGTAAGGGTATTACTGGCGAAGCGCAATCTAACCCGCTTTACCTGCCAACCCGCCCGCTGGCTATCCGTCGCTTTAAACTGAAAGCGCCAGGCGGCTAAGTTGTCACGCTTCACACAGCATGCGGCGCTCGTTAAGAGCGTCGTTTTAAATCAGTTTGGCGATCAAATGGAATTGTTCGCCGCCAACAAAATCACACTGTTAAATCGCACACACGGCGTGCTGCTTAACCGTGTGCAAGAAGCTGATCAGTATGAAGATGCCCGTTTTACTACCGAACTAAAAGTAGTAAAGCTGGATGTTGCCATGCAGCCATATGTTAAAGCCAACAACTGGCTAAAGCATAAAGGCGTTTGGTACAAGTTTGATCAGCCAACCGACGTAAGCACTATTGCCCGTGGCGCCAAAACTGACGCCCACTTTATTTACTGGTACGTAAAATGAGCAACACCCCGGAATCAGCGTATGAATTTATCCGCAAGCTGGGGCCGCAAGCTTTAGACGCATTGGCGTTAACACTTAACGAAACCGGTAAAAACTTACGCCAGCAGGCCATAGATCAAATAGGCCAGCAGCTAAACCTTACCAAAGACTACATAAGCCGGCATGTTACCGTGCGCGAACGCGCCACTCGCGCCCGGCTGCAAGTAACAATATCGGCTGAAAGCCGCCCGGTGTTGTTAGAACGCTACGACAGCCAGCAGCAGTACCGCCCCGGCAAAACGGTAGACCAGGTAAACGACGGCGTAACCGTACAGGTAAAAGCAGGCGGTAGCCGAAAGCGCATTAAGCAAGGATTTTTTATCCGGCTAAAAAATGGTGTTAACGGTTTGGCAATGCGCACAGGTGAGGGCCAAAAAGCCTATAAAGTGCTGCACGGCCCAAGCGTGGCACAGGCGTATTCGTCGGTACGCGACGACATAGAGCCTACCTCTGATGAATTATTCCAACTTTTTATTGAAAGGTTTGAGCTATGACCGTTCAGGCAACCAACGTGCGTAACGAAGCCATACGCCGCCTTAAAACGGTGTTTGAAACGGCAGAAATACCCGGCGCGGTAAAATCTGGCTGGGCAGCTCAGCACCGCCGAGATAACGCAAACTGGCCGCTGGTGTGTATAGCCCCGGCCATTAGCCAGCCCACGTACCACAGCGCAAATGTCACACTGGAAGATGCAACCAGCTTTCATATACAACTGATCGACATTGAAGGCGACACCCCAGAAGCTATAGAAGAACTAACAGCCCGGCTTGAGTTGTACTTAAAGCTAATGCGCCAGGCTCTGTTCAAGCCTGTAACAGCAACTGGTGAACCAGACCGCTTTGCAAAGTGGGGTAGCCTGCTTACCTCAACGCCAACAGAAGGCCGCGAAGCGCGGTTTATCGACCCCGAACCCGGCGAGCCTTATGCCGGTATATCGTTTGTGTTAACCACCACATTTAGTGAAAATTTTTAACCGGAGATACAACCATGCCAGAAAAAATTACGGAAACCTTTAAAGGCTCCGCCATCATTTACTACAAAGGCCGCGATATGGGCAACTGCTCTTCGGCTGAATTAACCTATGAAGTAGACACACAGGTAGTACCAAACTACCGCGGCGGTGGGGGTAACTTCGACGCTGACGACAATATTACCGCCGTAAACCTGTCTATCGGCATTACCAGTCTTAACATTGCCAACACGGCATTGCTTAACGCCGCATCTGTTACGCCAATTACTGGCACCACAGTCACAGCAGCTCCGCTTACTGTAACTGCATACGATCGGCTGTTGAACGTAGAGCATATTATTGACACCGCAGCCACCGTAACTATTACTGATGACACTGAAGACCCGGGTCCGGTGACCATTCCTCGGGTAGATCCTGACGATGGCACCATTAACTACATTGTAACTGCGGCCGGTATTATTGTGCCGTCTACCAGCATCATTTCTGAAAACGATGTCATTCTGATCACCCACTCGGTGCCTCAGGCTTATATCCTTGAAGCGTTGCAAACTTTCGGTGAAGAGGGGGAAATTGTTATCGACGGTCTAAACGACCGCAACGGTAAGCGCCGCTTAATTCGCTGCTGGCGCTGGAAGCCATCACCAACTGGTGTAAGTGCCATTACAACAGAATTTGCCGACGTGGCAGTTGCTGGCCAGTTGCTGGCCGACAACACCAAAGGCGAAGGTAAGTCTAAGTTCTGGCAGGCGGTAATGACGGCATAAGCCGCAATGCCCGATTAAGCCCGGTTAACCACCGGGCTCTTTTGGCTTAACATAATTTAATTTTATGAAAAAGTTAAATTATGTTAAGGGCAATATGTAAAAACACCCAAACCACAAAACCCGCTTCGGCGGGTTTTTTTATGCCTGCAATAAGGTGACTAATGTCAATCAAGCAAAAATTCATTGATCTGGTGCTGCGTGGCCGCGACCTGTTTTCGAAAGATGCCGGTACAGTAAATGAATCATTAAAGGCTTTGCAGGCTGAAAGTAAAGCAGCATCTGAAGAATTTAAAGCCCTTGAAAAATCACAAGCAGCCATTGCTCAGGCTCGCGGTTTAGAGCTCTATGCAGATCAAGCCGAAAAGGCACTCGCCGCCGCCCGCAATGAAGTAACCCGGCTGGCTAAAGAAATTGATGCTAATCGCAAATCAACTAAAGAATTATCTGAAAACTTCTCAGAAGCTAAAAAGACTGCAAACCAGGCTGAAAAAGCACTGGCTGCAGCAAGTAAAGAAGTTAAAAAACTATCCGGCGAAATGGATTCCAGTGGCAAGTCCACTAAACAACAATCTGCCAATCTTGAAGCGGCTAAAAATAGCGCGAATAAAGCTGAATTAGCATTACAGGCCGCCCGGGAGGAAGTTACCCGGCTGGCGCGTGAAATTGATGCCAGCGACAAGCCCACCAAAGAACAAGCTGAAGCGTTAAAACTCGCTGGTCGCAGCGCAAACCAACTTCAGGCTGAATACAACAAGCTTAGTGGGCAGCTAAGTCGTGCAAAGGGTGATCTGCAGCAGGCGGGTGTAAATACCGACAAATTGGCAGACGAACAAACCCGACTGCAAAAAGAGATTAAGGAATCAGCTGCCGGCTTATCTGAAAAGCGTGCAAAGCTGCGTGAACTGAGCAGTGAACTTAAAAATTCAGAAACCAGAACAAACGCGTTCGCAGGTAAGTTATCAGGCTTAACGTCCAGACTGTTGGCTTTTGGTGCGGCCTATATTGGGCTTAATCAGGTACGCTCAGCGCTAACCGGTATATTCACTGCTGGTGATAAGTTTGAAAAGCTGGACATACAACTTGCCGGTGTAATGGGCAGCATCGAGGCCGGTGAGCAGGCCAGCGCCTGGATTAAAGACTTTGCCAAAAACACGCCTCTGCAGCTGGATCAGGTTACTGAAACTTTTGTCCGGTTAAAAAACTTTGGCCTTGATCCAATGGGCGGCATTATGCAGTCCATTATTGATCAATCTGAAAAGCTGGGCGGCGGCTATGAGCGTGTACAGGGTATATCGCTAGCACTGGGGCAAGCCTGGGCAAAGCAGAAACTGCAGGGCGAGGAAATACTGCAGTTAATTGAACGCGGCGTACCAGTTTGGCAATTACTGGAAAACGTTACCGGTAAAAACACTGCAGAATTACAAAAATTAAGCTCCGCGGGCAAGCTTGGCCGCGATGTAATGAAAAAGCTGATCGACGAAATAGGCAGATCAGCAGAAGGCCAGGCGCAAAAGGGTATGAGCACCCTCACTGGCTTAATATCCAATGCTAAAGATAACCTTGACCAGTTTTATAACCTGATCGCCAATAGCGGCGCGATGGATTTTCTAAAAGCACAACTGCGCGCTGTAAATGAAAGTTTTGCCGAAATGTCGAAAAACGGCGAGTTGCAAAAGCTGGCAAAATCAATATCAGACAACATTGTTTCTGCGGCCCAGTCTGTTAAATCCTTTATTGTCACCCTGTACGAATGGCGCACTGCAATAGGCACTGTAGCCGCTGTATGGGCAACACTAAAAGTCGGCAGTTTTTTTAAAGATCTGGTTGTCGGCTCAGCTCAAGCTGTTGTATCACTTTATTCATTAATAACCACAAAAAAAATAGCGGCATCAGCTAATGCTGTTTATGCGGCATCATTGGGTCCGGTTATTGCCCGGCTTGCGGCTGCCCGGGCTGCTACAGCGGCATGGATGGCCAGCCTAACCGGCACCGCCGCCCTGTTAAGTAAGGCGGGTATATTTGGCGGTATAGCATACGGCGTTTATGAAATTGGCAGGCTTGCAACAGCATGGTGGGATTTACGCACAGCGCAAAAGGCATTAGCAGAAAGCCAGGCTGAAGCATCTATAACCAACTCGGCAACGTTATCAGAGCTGGAAAAAATAAACCTTCAACTGGGTACAAATTACAAAACAACTCAGGAACTTTTTGCCGCACAAGACGCCGGGCAAATCTCGCTTAACAATTTAACCGGTGCTTGGCAGTTAAATACCGCTGAAGTTGATAAAAATAAAGGGTCATTGGCAGATTATCAAAAAGTATGGAGCACAACTGCTGATGGCATAAAAGCGGCCTATGAAACACTCGGTATAACTTCCACGGCTGCACTGAAAGATACGGCAAAAGCGGCTGAAGATGCGTTTAAAATAATTCAGCAAGGAAATGAGCCTATAGAGCAGCAGCGCCTGGCATTTATGAAGTGGGCCGAGGCTGCCCTGGCTGCAGCAAGAGCAACCGGTGCGGCGGTACCTGAGCAGCTTAGAGCCAGATCTGCAACGCTTGGGTTAAGCGCTGCACTTGATGATTTGATAAAAAAACAAGGTGTTTCTGCTGAGACTGCTATAGAGCAAAGCAGGGGTAGCGCTGTCTACAGGGCAGAAATTGAAAAAACACTGCAGTCAATACGTCGTTACAACGAAATACTAAAAGGCGCGACTTTCAGCGAAAGAGAAAAAGCCGCGGCCGCTAAAGGTTTGGCTGAAGCACAAAGCCTACTGACGTTGCAGCAAGAAGACCAGATCAGAGTAAACGAGCTGAGCAATAAGAGCTATTTTGAGATAACTCTAGCACTTGAAGAAGCGCAGCGTAAATCTGATGAGTTAACCCGATCATACAGATCTGGCACTATAACAGCAGATCAATATTCTGCAGCAACAGCCCGGCTTATAGCGTTAATAAAAGCCCTTCGCGAGCTACAAGGTCAGGCGGGCGATAGCTCAGCCGACATGAGCAATAAGCAGGCAGATGCCGGTAAAAAAACAGATAAAACAACTGAATCTGTAAAAAAACAGGCATCAGAATTAAAAAGCCTTACTGAAAACACTGAAAAAACTACTACAGCAACCAGCCTGTTAGCCAGCGCCCAGTTGTACATGCGTAAAGAGTTTGATTTCAGCTCAACAAGTACAGAGGAACTAGGCAAGCGCCATCGTGAATTAACAGATTTTATCCGGCAAAACCAGCGCGTGCAAAACGAATGGTGGCGCGAACTTGCGCTAGCCAGTAACCAAGGCTTTACCCGCGAACAGCAGATCATCAGCGAAACATTAAAAATCCGTGAGTACACGCAAACTCTGGCAAGCAGCAGTGTAACTATGGAACAGGTCCGGCGCATACAGTCGACGCTCAATTATGGCTTTGCACAACTGGGTGATAACGATTTAGAGCCACTACGCAATGCCATTGCAGATGCTGAACGCCGCATACTTAGCCTGCGGGACAACCTGCAAGGCACAGTAAGCAGCCTGCAGGATGAATTGGACGCGCTACGCGACAACCAGGACGCAATAGAAAAACGCCGCTATGAGCAACAAATAGCAGAGCTGCAGGCGCAGCTGAATCAGGCTCAGTCTTCAGGTGATCAGCAATCAGTTAAGGCCGCACAAGAGGCACTGCGCCTGGCTAAAGAAATTTACGCTATTAAAACCGCACAAATTAAACAAGACAAAGAAGCCGCAAAAAACACCGGCAGCAGCAACAACAATACTGCAAGCCCAGCGCCAACCACCAATACAACACCAAACCGCTCCAGCAGCGCAGCCGATACGGTTCGGGTAGAGATTGCCCTGCCATCGGGCCGGGTGGTAACAACACAGGCCAGCAGATCAGATGCCGCCAGTTTAATGGCTGAGTTAGAGCAAATCCGGAGTACATCTTTATGATTATCGACAGCGGCCTTAATCAAATTACGCTGCCTGATGATTTCGAACGAACCGACGCTTACTACACAGGCTTTGTTATTACCAAACAATATGCCGGCAGCGGGGCGTTGTTAGTTGAACTGGCGCAGCAGCAGGCTGGCGAACCCATAACGCTAAACAGTGGCGCATTCTGGATTAAAAAAGCACAGGTGGATGCATTGCTTACGCATGCAAAATTGGGGCTTCCCAGCTTTGATATCACACTGCCAGACGGCACAGAACACACCGTAATGTGGGACTACACAGCAGAGCCCGTTACAGCCCAACCCCTGCGCCGCGAAACCTACCCAACTGCCAACAGCAACATGGTTAACGTGCAGCTTAAATTTATCAAACTCTAAGGGCCATTTATCAATGTTACGCACAGACCTGAAAATTTTTAAATCCGAGCGCATGACACAGCAGCCCGATGCTGGCGGCCAGCGCACGAGTAACGAAGTTTTGAACGGCCAGCTAAACGCAGTATTTGGCAATATATCTGATATTGATCATGCCCAGTCTGCAGTGGATATCGTAAAAATTTACCCGGCTGTCAGCACTGCCAACACCGCCCTGCTGCAAGACGGCCATATTCTGATTAACGAGCCGCCGCTGGATTCGCTTGTCGACGTGATGATTATTCAGTCAGACGCAATCAACGATGGCAGTACCCGGAAAGACATTATTAACGCCATCGAATCCAGCGTAGTGCCATCGTTGCTGCTGCGCAGCGGTTTATCAGCAATGGTTGCCGGGCAAGACCAACTTAGCACTCTGGATTTAACCGCAAATGCTGGCGTTGGCGAGCAACCCAGCGTAACGCTGACACCTAACCGCGTATATGTGATTAGCGTGGAATACACCGGCGCCGAAAGCGCAACATACCCCAGGTTTACCCACTTTATTAAAGTCACAGAAGTAGGTACCGGCTTTTACCGCTTTGAGCCGCCGCTACCGTTTAACACGCCCCCGGCCAGCTTAACCATTAACGCCCAAACCCGCTGCACTAAGTTGCGTGATATCACAAACGGTGCTGGCGTGGTTTATCACGGCGTAACACAGCTAACAGCAGATGCAGCCGGTACTACATTGCAGGTAGAAAACACAATAGGTCGTGTTACACCACGTATAACTGAAGCGCGGGAAACAAGCGGCAATAAACCGTACTCAGCTAATGCTGGTTTAATAGCCAAATTGGTAGAAGTGCCAGCCGTGGGCGTAACATACAGCATACCAGTACCAGATTTTATTCAGCTGCCCGGTACAGTAACGTTTGAAGTGCTGTATATATCTGGCGGCGTAAGCTACCGGCAAACGCTGAGTAATGCAGCTGTCAATGCTGGCAATGTAGAGTTTACATTGCTGCGCACGCCCGACGGCTCAACATCGGTACAGGTTAAGTACTACAGCGCTGAACGCTATGCGCTTTATGCGTACCCTGACAGCATCCCAGGCGGTTTTACTCTGCTCTTATCAACGATAGCAGGTAGCGTGTTGCGGGCCGCAGACAGTCAGCGTTACTCGCTGCTGCACGACGATACAGACCCAACCCGCTTTAGTGTATGGGTTAACAATGCAGTTACCAATGTTGTGCAGCTGGCAGTTATTATTAACCCCACCGACGGCACACCAACTTATTACAACGGCTACAGCGCTCTGCAATACGATGCAGTACTGGTAGATAACGCCGCATCTGGAGAATCAGCCACCAGTGCTGAATTTGTAATGCCATTTTCCGAAGTTGTACTGGCCACATTTTATATGTCAGTTGAGCTGGTAGCCGGTGGTTTGCTGTCGGCCAGTAGTGATGCCAGCGGCGTTATAGTAGGCGTAAGTGTTACCGGCGCAATCAGCGGTAACGTCGTTAACCTGGCATTTGCCCAGTCAGTAAAGTTAAGCACCTTGCAGTACTCAGTAAATGAAGTGCTTGACCTGGTGCCACCCACTAACTTGTATGGCATAAACCCACTGCGCTTGCCCAATGGCGGCGCAGTGCAGCTATACCGCCCATTCGGCGTTATCTGTATATCTGACACCATCTATCAGGATGCAGCCAGCCTGCCTGCAGCGCAGGTAATTAACGTCCGGCCAAACAGCTTTGTTGATATCGTCGATAGCACCGGCGCCAGCTTATGGCACCCGCTTAACACTTACTACGAGTACGACAAAACCACCGGCGAAGTAACCATTATCGACACCAGCGACTTTACCGCCCCGTTTGAAATCGTCGAAACACTCAGCGAACTGGCGTTAGTCACTGCCGTTACCGAAAACACGCTAAAAATAGCCAGGGCGCTGCAGAGTGACTTCCCAGCCGGGTCCATAGTTAGCAGCGTGTATCAATTGGGCGATTTGCAAGCGCGGGTAACTAATATTTTTGACCAGGTAACGTGGAACAGTGTTTGGTCAGACGTAATCGTTGGCGACCCGGCCCCGGCTAACTACAACAGCGTGAATTATCCAATTGAAGTAGTTAACCAATCAGCAATTAATGAGCGCTGGGCCATTGTGTTTACCAGTGACAGCGCCTATCGCTGCGTCGGTCAAAATGTCGGCCAGGTGGGTACCGGCGATACGTTAAATGATTTTGCACCAATCAACCCAGCAACGGGCCAGCCGTTTTTTATCATCCGCGGCAGCGGCTGGGGTGGTGGCTGGCTGCCTGGCAACGTGGTGCGCTTTAACACCGTTGCAGCATCAAAACCGGCCGTGCTGCTGCGCTCAGTGTCCGCTGGTCATAGCGCAATAGACCAAGACAGCATCCGCTTGCACTTCCGTGGCAATGCGCAGTGATTATTAGGAGCAAAAGATGGCACAGGCAGTAACAGTTTATCGTTGGGATGATCCAGGCGCGCCGCAGTTGGTGGACGGTAAAATATCAACCTTTTTCGACGTTATACAAAAGTGTTTAGTAGATGGTTATGGTTCTAAAGCTCCCTTAGGGTGGACCAGGTCATATTATGACCCTACTAATTTCAAGGCGGCCTGGCGCAACAATGTTGCGTCCGGGGGCAGTGGTGGTAGCGTTTACTTCTTCAGTAATACTAACAATGACGCAAACAATACCTTGACGCGCATTACCAGTTGCAAAAGTATAACAGCGGGGGGGAGCATAACCGGCCAGGGTAGATTAACTGCTATTCAAATTTCAACCGCCGTGGTTCGCTGGGTGCTCATTGGTACACCGATTGGTTTCTATTTTTACTCGTTTTCAGCTACAGGCCTCTTAGCGCTAGTAAATACTACTGTTACAGGCAGGCCGTCATTTTACGCCGGCGACATCTTTTCAATCGTCCCTAATGACGCCGGTAGGTTTATAGTTGTCCAGGATTTGGCAACTACCGGAGACACTACGTCGGTTGGTAGCAATGCTGTGCTGGGGCATTTAAGTGCCTTATCGTCCTCAGCTTTAGGGCTAATTAGGGTTTATGATGCTGACGGCGCTGATGCCTCCTACAACTATGGTTACAATCTGCCGCCGTATGCAGCGGCCGCTAACGGCGATGCATCTGTTGACGCATTAATTTACCCTAAGCTGCTGTTCCCACTTGTACTGATCCCTAATACAAACCCTAACGCTTCAAGCAACGTTGATCGCAATGGTGTGCCGATGAAAATAAGCCCTACTCGACCATCATACCGAGGCATACTGCCTGGGTTGCTCGGTATGTCATTTTCGACAGGTTACAACCAGGCTCTACCCGTAATTTTAGAGGATGGTTATCACTTGTTACCTGCATCGGGTGGTAGTGGGTCGCTGGCAATAATACAAACAGGTGAGTGGAATGATCCATTTATTTAGTGTTGGTCCGGCAATAGACCAGCCGGTAAATATGGGTTTAATTGAAGTGGATATAGACCCGCTGGCAGAGCGTTATATTGTTATGGATCGAGCCAACCTTTCCGTGCTGTGGCATGGCGTACCGCCAGAAGGCAATGCGAAAATACGAGTACCACTTAATTATACGTTTGACTACAACTTGATGGTGTTGGTAATTGACGATGCGGGCAGCCCAGCTTACTACGTTACTGGTAATGACAAGATGCAGGCTGCGCTTGTGGATGCTCGCACTGTAACGTTGAACCCATGACAGCAATTGTATTGCGCTTTACGCGCAGCGGCCCCGGTGTTGTTAGCCCTATAACTCTGCGTTTTGAGGGCGACGAACCACCACCACCTCTGCCGATACAAGAACCAAACCTGATCATGGCGGTGGTCAGCCGGTACAGCGTGCGCGCTGGCCATCAGCAACGCCACCTTAAAACCAGCTGGGCCAGTGGCGACATAACAGCAGCAACCCGCGTGCGCTGGTCGTCTAACCCGGCAATAATAAAACTGGTTTACTCAATTTGGACAACTGCCCCACTGGTAACACAGCAAACCCGCACAGCGTGGACAGGCAATTGGCCGGTAGTAGCGCAGCAAACACTGTTTAACTGGGGCGGCTATCAGCAAGTATCTGCATCGCTAAAAACGCCCTGGGCTGTTTGGCCTGTTGTCAGTCAGCAATTACAAACAACCTGGTTGCCAACGCTAAAACTGCAACAGCTTTTAAGCGGCCACCGCTGGCAGCAAACAGATATTGCCCAGCAGCTTTTAACCCTGTTTTACAACCACGGCGGTGACATAACCCAGGCCAATAAAATGCGCTGGGGGCCAAGGCCACCCAGCTATATTTGCAGCCAGGATGCCAGGCCAACAAAGGGCGTTGTTACCCTGCGTTTCCATACCGTCGGTGTGCCGACAAGTGGCGTTGTTACCCTGCGTTTCAGCAATGCAAATAACCCTGTAGTTTGCGAACTGGACATAGGCGGCGGCTTAATACCACCACTGCCAGATTTGCCCACAATCGACACAACACAACCTATCACGCCGACCCGGCGCAGGAGCTACATTATGCAGCCACAACTCCGCTGCTACCGAGTTAGCGACAACCAAGAAATCAACATTATCAGCGCTAACTGGAGCATCAGCCGCAGCCAGTGGGGTGCCACCATTAACTTGCAGTGCGGCAGCAAGGGCGATAAGGATCTGCTGTTCGCTGGAGGCATAGAGCAGGAGTTTAAGCTGGTAATAAACGGCTATGAGTTTTTCGGCCTGGCCGAATCGTTTAACTACTCCGGCGAGTTTGGCAGTAACAGCTATACCGTAGTTGGCCGCAGTAGTGTTGCTGAGCTGGCCAGCCCACACGCCCCAGCCCGGTCATACTCTAATGCAACCAGCAAAGGCGTTGCCGCACTAATCAGCGACGAGCTAACCGGCACTGGCTGGAGCTATGATTTTGGCATGACACAATTTAACGTGCCCGCAGGCGTGTTTAGCTACGTAAACAAAACACGAATAGAGGCCATAGCGCAAATAGCTGCCGCCATTGGCGGTATGGTTTACCCCGACGGTGACACCAAAACCATACACATACGCCCGCAATGGCCGGTAACGCCCTGGGCCATTGCATCAGCAACGCCAGCCGTATCAGTGCATGACGATGTGATACTGGCACTAAACAGCAGCCCCGCCAGCACACCACTGTTTAACGCTGTATTTGTGCGCGGCGAGCAACAAGGCCAATCAGCAAAAGTACGCCGCACCGGCACCGCAGGCGACAAATTAGCAGCTGATATTGTTGATCCACTAATGGTTGATAGCCAGGCGCTACGCCAACGCGGTACCGCCGAACTGGCCAACTCCGGCCGCAAAGACAGCGTGCAGCTAACCCTGCCAATAATGGACTTGCTGCCGCCCTTAATACCAGGGCAAGTGCTTGGCGTTACCTGGCAAACCGAGACATACAAAACGCTGGTCGACAGCGTGCAAATAACCGCCCAGCGCGGCCAGAACGGCACGCTTACAGTACGGCAAAACGTAGGAGCGCTGCGTAACTATGAGTAACAGCTATCGCCGCCTGCGCACACTAACCCAAAGCCAGCCCCGCACTGTTGCCGAGGTGACCACCCACAACCCCGACGGTACAAGTACAGTACAGCTTATGAGCGGTGCATTTATAACCGTGCTGGGCCAAGACGTAGAAGAAGGCAGCCAGGCATATATTGAAGGTGGTCGCATACTGGGCCAAGCCGCTGACCTGCCTTACACCGAGATTGAGGTATAAGCCATGTCAGAGCAAATCATCTGTACGACAAAACGCACAGGTGAGTGCGGCGACACATTTCGTAGCTGCTACACGCTTACTTATTTTGGCCCTTATGTGTTTGTGCAGGCCTTGTCGGGTAGTTACACCCGGGCGTGCCATGATGAATTAATCAATCTTTTTAAACAACACAACCATTTAACCCACTATTGGTATATCCGCAAAAAGCGCGGTCGGTACCATGTGTTTAAAAAACCTATCTACCCAAACAGCCCCGCAAATGCGGGGCTTTTTATTATCCAGGAGTAAATTATGCCTTTAAATTTAGCCGGCCGATCACGCGCGTTAAATGCAGCCAATAGAATGGGTATTTGGTCAACCAACCCTGGTCTTGGTGCTACACCGGCAGCAGGTGAATTGGCCGACGCCCCCTACGAGCGCAAACCAGCAGTATTTAACGAAGCGGTAGATGTTGCAGGCGTGGCAGAGTGCCAGCTTAATGCTAATGTTCCGGTTGATCTGCATCTTACCAATCCGCAAAACTGCCAGTTTTTGGCACTGTTTGAAGACGATGTGTATTTAGGCTACATAGTGCCGTCTAGCCCGCGCAACTTTACCGAACCTGCAACGGTACGGCAGTTTGTTGCCGTGGCCACAACAACAAAAATAACTGCATCAAACGCGGTATAACGCTATGCAGTACGCCATGGACATCAACAACCAGGTGTTTGCCGGGCGATTTAACCGACCGCAGTGGGTGCTGAATCAGCCGCTTAATACTTGGGGCCAGATTCCGACAGTTAATGTGCTGGCTGATTTAAACACCAGGTACAATCCCGACCTTAACCCAAATTATCCGGGGTTGCCTGAATGGTTCGGTGATCAGGGCGGCACATTTGCGCGGATAATTACAGGCTGGTGTGGTGCATCATTTAACCCTGAACTTGATGAATTGCGCATACCTCCGCCTGCTGGGCATGCCGACTATTGTGGAGGTGAACCGTACAACTTGTATACGCGCACCGAGAACCCCCAATTTAAAATGATGTATCCGCCAGCCGGTGCGCTGCCCAATCCGTTTATTACAAACGATGGGCAGGAGGCAACCGGGTTATATGCTAATGGCCGCTGCCGTGCTGTGCACAGCTACAACCGTGCAATATGGATACCGGGTTACGGGCACGCATTAATACCCCAAGGCAGCACAAGCCACAGCGGCCAGAACGGTACATTACGGCCAATACTGTTTGATCAAGACAGCGGAGAGATGTCGCTATTTGGCGAGCCTTTAGACGTTGGTAGTCCTGGTGATTATTCTGGTGGTTGCTCTTGCTGGGACTCTCTGCGCCAGGCAGTGTGGGTTAGACGATTGGGTAGCGGAGTATTCCATCGCTGGCACCCGGCCACACGTACTTGGACTAAAAATGTTAGCGCATCAATGGCTACAACTGGTAACGGCACTTGCGAGTATATACCCGAATTTGACTGCATCATGTGGCTTAACACAACATTTGCGAACGCTAATGAGGTTGCAGTTGTTAATTGCGCCACCGGCCAGATTACACGCAAACCAATATCAGGCAATGCAGTAGGCATGGTGCTAAACGGATTTTGCCAGCCGCGGCGCTTCGCTGCTAATCAATTTGCCTGCTGGAACAATAGTAGTGACACAACCCAAATTAATGTACTGAGTTTTGACACTCACCCGATAAATGGCAACTGGTCTGTTACTCAGTTGCCCGTTGCATCTGACAACGCAGTGACGCCGACAACAGCGGCAACAACAGGTACTTATGGCCGCTTCTGGCACAGCCCAAGAATGGGCATACTGGCCACGCTCAATGATGTCTCACAGCGACCTTATTTTTACAGGTATAAATAATTATGAGTTACTATTTAAACGTACCGCACATAGTCGGCCGCGCTGTAGATGTAAATATACCAATACCGACAGCTGTTGGTGGGGTATATAATTTTGAGTTCGAGTTTGAACTCAAAGCGTTGAGCACAGAATTTACCGTATCCGGCTTAAACATATCTGCCTCTAACGATATATTCTTTTTGAAAGCCTCTGTGATGGAATACCGGCGCACGGGCAACACAAACATAAATATGACGCACGGCGTCACTATCGCAGATTGGCACAAGTATCGTTTCGTGTTCACCGGCTCCGGCGTGGGCAATATCGCATTCTATGTTGATGGGGTCTTCAAGGCTAATTACACGCCTAGTGCAAGCTTGGTAACGACAAATCTATTAACCTTGTTTCAATTGTCATCGTCTGTACGTACTGCGCATTTCCGATATTACAAATTCACTGATTTTAATAACGTAGCAGCCAACCGTATGTTTGATGCTCGGGCTCATGTGCCTGGTGACACAGTATTGAGAGACACGGCTAACGGTGCTAATGGTACGTTTACGGCGGCATGGGTGACAGCTGGTGTTACGTTTGTGCCAGATGCGCCGCCAGTAACTCCAATTGCATTTACTGGGTCAATACCTGCACAAACATTTACCGCAGGTGATGCAGTCGATGTAAATCTGGCGGGGTATTTCAGCGGCACACAGACCCCGTTTACATTTGCTAATACAGGCACCAGTTTAAGCGGTACTGGCTTATCTATTACCAGCGCCGGGCGCCTGCAAGGCACGGCCACTGCAGCATCTGTAAGTGGCGTGATAGTCACAGGCACTGACGCTAGCAGCAACACAGCCAGCAGCAACGCATTTAATGTAACAGTTAACGCTATACCGGCTTTGCCGCCGCAGGGCTCTGTAACCATGGGCACTATTACGGTAGGCGAAACAACAGCGAGCGTACCATTTAGTTATAGCGCGTCAGACCAGACTGGTTTCATGTACAGGCTAAATGGCGGCAGCCCCATTACCGTAACGGCAAACCCGATCTCCCTAACAGGATTAACCGCATCGACCGGCTACACTATAGATGTTGCTGCGGTAAACGCTAACGGCACAGGTACATATTCATCTACTGCTGGTTTTACAACAACCGCGGCACCAAGCACGGATCCAGTTTTTACCAGTGCTCAGCCGCTACGCGATAACACCGCTCAGCTTTTAAACAATACACTGCTTGATTATGTCCGGCTTTACTCCGTCACAACCGGCGAGCTAGTGGCAGAATTTCTAGACGTCACGACAAACAGTAGCGGGTATTTCTCAGTAACCAGCGCGCTGCTTATGGCAGATACTGCTTATAAGGCAGACTGGCAGGTTAATGCAACCGGCGTAGGCCGCATGCCACAGGCTACCGCTGTATGAGCTGGCTCACTGGCGAGTTGCACGCAAATGGATGGACAGCAAGCCGTTACCCTGGCTTTGGCATACTTGCTGAAGACGCCCCCAGCACCGGTGAAAGCGGCCCCGCGCTGGGTTACCGGCCCGAATGGTTTGGCAAGCAAGTAAGGGTAGAAGTAGTTACGCAGCCTATCCATGGCACACTGCAGCCGTTTGAAGACACCAGCTTTATTTACACCGGCAACGGCACAGCCGACACCGCCGAACTGCAGTTTTTCCTCGATGGCATAGCCCAGCCAGCAACAGAACCGCTAACACTTAATCCGGCCGGTGAAGAACAAATACACTACACCGGCGGGGTATGCAGCGTAGTTAGGGGCGTAGCCGCGCAAACGCAAAGCATTAGTAACCAGGTGCACACAACGGCAGGGCTGATAAACTTAACGCGAGCAGCAGTACTGGTATCTGATTTCTTCAGCCATCAAATTGCGCAAACCGGTGGCAGTGTTGAAACCACCCGGGGTGCTGTGGCAGTTACGCAGGCAGTTAATATACCTGTAGACGAGCCGCAACCCAATTTGCAAATACACTACACCGGCGGCAGCGCCGCGCGCCATGTATCGATAGAGGCCGTAACAGCCTGGGTCTCAGATCAAATAGCGAACACCAGCGGCGTAGTAGCCGTTCGTCGCGGAGCGGTTGCCGTTACATCATGGACCGACGACAGCTTTGTACCAGACTTTGTTAATCGCGGCATATCTGCTGCCATTATCGCACCAGTATATTCAGCCAGTTTAATTCAGTAGGGGTGTGTATGTATCTTGAGGTTAGCGCCTTCAATGGCCGTGACGACATTACAAAAATACAATTTAACCGCGACGGCCAGCCGGTAGACTTCACCGCCGAAGGTGTAACGAAAATAGAGGCGGTGGCCGCTAGCAAAGTGGTACCGGCAGAATATACCGGCAATGTTGTTAGCGTTAAATTTGGCAAACTGGGCATAATGCCCGGCATTTACATGGCGCGCATTGTTATCTACACCAGCACCGCCCCAGATGGTTTAGTAATAGCAGGTCCGGGTAAAGAGGTAGAGATCGAGTTAAGTTATAACGCTTAGCTTAAACATAATTTGCAGTTAACTTATCCATCATTTAAGCTGTATAAAAATACAGTTATATGGTGGGTTTGTGTGGTTTATAAATCAGCAAAAGCGCAAGTTAGCGCTGTTAGATAAAGCCGGCAAGCTGGTAAACGAAGTATGGTTTATTCGCACCCGAAACAACGCAGAAATGCAGTTTATGGCCTGGCGGGTAACGCACCATATACAGGGTAGATTTCTGCCTTTCTCATACAACGACAGCTTAAATACCATGCTGCAGGCCATAAAAGATAATGATCTAACCTATAATTGGAGCCCGGTAGAAAACTACTACGCGTATAAAGAGGTAGATAATGTGCGGTAGGCTAAACGTAACTGATGATCATCTTGTTATAGGGTTAAGTGAGGCGCTTGGTATTAAGCTAAGCATAAAAACAAACCATGACCTGCGGCCAACTCAAGAGCTGGCTGCAGTCACGCCAAACGGCCAGCTAAATTGCCGCTGGGGTATTAAGCCGGCATGGTCAGATAAATTGCTGATCAATGCCCAGGCTGAGAAAATGACTACAAGTAGATTATGGCGGCCGGCGTTTCAACATCAACGTTGTCTAGTGCCGTGCACCGGCTGGTATGAATGGCGCACAGAGCAGGACGAACGCAAGCACAAATACCTGTTTACCGGAGCAGATCATAAGCCCCTGTTGATGGCGGCGCTTTACTGGCCAGCCGGTGTGTATGACGAGCAACCAACGCTTGTTACGCTAACCACCACACCAAACCAATACGCGGCACAGTATCACCACCGCATGCCGGTAATAATACCAACCGATAACGCCGACTGGTGGCTAAACGGCAGGGCAGAAGGTTTGGCGCCATTGCTTATGCCACTGCCCGAAAAATCTGTCGTGGCTACAGCAGCTTAGATATTAAACCGCTTTTAGTCCTTTCTTACCGCTAAAAGCCATCTTACCTGTGGCCGCTTCCTCTATGTGGTTACTCCACCATTCCATCAGCTTGCGCCGGCGCTCAAGATAAGTTGCCCGGTTGTATGCTGACCGCACTTGGTTTTTGTCCTGGTGCGCAAGCGCTGCCTCAATTACATCATCATCAAAGCCGCGCTCGTTGAGTGTAGTGCTGGCCAGTGCGCGCAAACCATGTGATACCAGTACGCCTGTATAGCCCATGCGCTGCAATGCCCGGTTAGCTGTTTCAGAATGCGTGGGCAAACCCGGGTTGCGGTCTGATGCAAAAATATAGGGTGATCTGCCGGTAATTGGCTTAATAAATTCCAACAGGGCCACTGTTTGTGGCGTAAGCGGTACTTGATGTTCTCGTTTCTGTTTCATGCGTTCACCAGGTATAACCCACAGCATATTATCAAGCTGTATTTCATCCCAACGCGCACCGGCAGCCTCAGACGGTCGCACCATAGTGTGCAGTTGCCACTCAATCAGGCAGCGTGTCATTATCCGGATCTGCGCATAGCTCAACGCCTTCATCAGCTCAGGCAATTGCTCCGGCTTTATCGTCGGCATATTAGTGGCTTTAGCGCTGGCAAACGCAGCTTTAATTCCGGCGAGCGGATTGTGCTGCAAAATACCGGTGTTAACACACCAGGTCATTAACTCATTTAGGCGCTGGCAAAGCCGGGTAATCGTTTCGCTTTTTCCTGCTGCTTCCAGCGGTTTTAATTCTTCAATAACCACCGGCGCTGTCAGTTCGCTAACCGGCCAGCTGCCAAGGGTAGGGAATAAGTGTGCTTCAAACGATCGCTGCACTGTAAATGCGTGGCGCTCGCTGATGCCGGCAAATTTTACCGCAAACCATTTTTTAGCCACATCCTGAAGTGTTGTGCTGATCTCCCGGCGCCGCTTATCGCTTTGCGCGTCCAGCCACTTTTGCGGATCAATATCCCTGTCTAACAGTTCTCGATATTCCGCCCGGGCTTTTCTGGCCACAGCTAAAGACGTTTCAGGGTAGCTACCGATCTTTAAATAATTGGAGTTTTTAACATGCGGTCGATTGTAACGAAACAACCAAGACTTGTTTCCGGCAGGTGTGATCCGCAGCTCTAAACCGTCGCCATCATACAGCGAATAAAGCTTATCTTTAGGCTTAGCTGATCGTACTTCCGTGTCGCTTAATGGTGTTGTTTTTCTTGCCAT